CTTATATTGGTAGACATGGCATTTAACATGGGTGTACCACGCCTGTGCAAGTTTAAAAATATGTGGGCGGCAGTCCATGAAAATAAATTTGATGTCGCAGCAAAAGAAATGCTTGACAGCAGGTGGGCAAATCAGGTAAAATCAAGGGCAACGAAATTAGCACATGCTATGCACACAGGTGAAATGTAATGTGGCCTTATACAGAGGATGAGAACAAATGGCTAGGCAATTAAACGAGAGGCAACAAAAGTTTCTTGAGGTACTCTTTGAAGAAGCTGGCGGTGATATGGTATTAGCAAAAAAGATGGCAGGTTATTCTGAGACTTCTAGTACCAGCGCTATTGTCCGTGGATTGAAAGAAGAAATCCTAGAAGCCACACAAATGTATATGGCACGTAATGCACCAAAGGCTGCAATGGCTATGACTGGTGCTTTGTTTGATCCAACGGAATTGGGTCTTCGCGATAAGATGTCTGCCGCTAAAGAACTGCTTGACCGTGTAGGTCTGGTGAAGACAGAGAAGATGCAGGTAGAAGCAACAGGTGGTGTTATGCTTATGCCACCTAAAGCAGCAGTTGAGGAGGAAGACTGATGGCAAAGAAGAAACAACAGACAGTAAAATATAAAGGGATTGATTTTCCGGGTACAAAAGAAGAACTAAAAGCTGCTCTAGATTTTTTAAAAGATTCCGGCATAAAGCCCTCTGAAATTAATATTATGAGAATTTTAGGAAATCAAAATATGGATTATCGCAAAGGCGGTATGGTGTTGTCAACTGTTGATAACCGTAAAAAGACATGAGTAGAAGTGTAGGCAAGTGGAAACTTCCACAGCCGACAGATATTAAAGAAGAAGATGAATGGGTACAGATACCACGCATTGCACGGACTGTACCTTTTGGATACAAGTTAAATGAAGAAGACTCCGACCTTCTTGACCCTATACCAACTGAATTAGACTTGCTGGAAAAGGCAAGGCAGTATGTAAAGCAGTATTCATATCGTGAAGTTGCTAATTGGTTGAGTACAAACAGTGGAAGATATATATCTCACGTAGGATTGAGAAAACGGTTAGGTAATGAAAAACAACGTAAGAACCAAGCTGCAAGCCTCCGCAAGTGGGCAGAATATGCGGAAAAGGCAATCGCCAAAGCGAAAGCCCTCGAAGAAGAAAGAACAGGCGCAAAAGCCAACTGTTGAGGTCAAGGATGTTTCATATGAAACAGAGGCTATTGAGGAACACGCTAACGTACTCTTTAAGCCAAATCCTGGTCCACAGACTGAGTTTCTAGCGGCTAGTGAACGAGAGGTTCTTTACGGCGGTTCAGCGGGTGGTGGTAAGTCTTACGCAATGCTTGCAGACCCACTACGTTACATGGGGCATCCACAGTTTAGTGGACTCTTGTTACGACACACAACAGAAGAATTGAGAGAACTCATATTCAAGTCGCAGGAGTTGTACCCAAAAATCTGGCCTGGTATCAAGTGGTCAGAACGGAAGATGCAGTGGACCGCGCCATCTGGCGCAAGGTTGTGGATGTCATACCTCGACAGAGATGATGATGTCTTGCGTTATCAGGGTCTGGCTTTTAGTTGGATAGGCTTTGACGAGTTGACTCAATGGGCCACACCATATGCATGGAATTACATGCGATCTCGTCTACGGTCTACTGCACCAGATTTGCCCATCTTTATGAGGGCTACAACTAACCCCGGTGGTAGGGGTCATCATTGGGTCAAGAAGATGTTCATCGACCCTGCACCATATAATAGGTCTTTCGATGCTACAGATTCTGAAACAGGAGAAGTCTTGCGATATCCCGCAGGACATGCAAAAGCTGGCAAGCCTCTATTCAAAAGGCGGTTTATCCCAGCAAGACTATCTGACAATCCTTACTTGGCAGAGTCGGGTGACTACGAAGCAATGCTCTTATCTATGCCAGAGCAGCAGCGGAGACAGCTACTAGAAGGTGATTGGGATATCAAAGAAGGTGCAGCCTTTACGGAATTTAACCGAGAAATTCATGTGGTTGATCCTTTCCCCATTCCTCATAATTGGGTCAAGTTTCGTGCTTGTGATTATGGTTACGGTTCATTTAGTGGGGTTCTTTGGTTTGCTGTTTCTCCTTCTGAGCAACTTATTATATACCGGGAGCATTACGTTTCTAAAGTTCTTGCAACAGATTTGGCAGAGCAAATACTTGAACTGGAATCTGGGGATGGCAACATTAAGTATGGTGTTCTTGATAGTTCTCTTTGGCATAAGCGTGGGGATACTGGTCCTAGCCTTGCTGAACAAATGATTATGAAGGGATGTCGCTGGCGTCCATCAGATAGAAGCAGAGGCAGTCGCGTAGCTGGCAAAAACGAAATACACCGCCGATTGCAAATAGACGAATATACAGAGGAACCTAGACTTGTTATCTTTGACAATTGCACCAATCTTATATCCCAACTACCAGCCCTGCCGATTGACAAGAAAAATCCAGAGGATATTGACACGCATAGTGAAGACCACTTGTATGATGCGTTAAGATATGGTATAATGTCAAGACCAAGATTTAGTATATTTGACTACGATCCTATGGGAAGACCGTCAGCTGGGATGCAAGTAGCTGATTCAACATTTGGGTATTAAAAGGAAATACAATGGAAGAAGATGACATTCTAATCGAAGACGATGCTATTGCACTAGATGATACAGATGATAGCGATACCGAAGATGCAGGTGTCTCTTCTATCATTGACTTCATCCAAGAACGCTACACAAAAGCAGAAGACTATCGGTATAACGATGAGGAACGCTGGCTAAAAGCATACCGCAACTATCGTGGTTTGTATGGGCCTGATGTTCAGTTTACCGAAACGGAGAAATCTCGTGTCTTTATTAAGATTACCAAAACAAAGACCTTGGCAGCGTATGGGCAGATTACCGATGTACTTTTTGCCAACAGTCGTTTCCCGCTTTCTATTGAACCTACAGAACTTCCTGAAGGTGTCGTAGACAACGTACACTTTGATCCTCAAGCACCAGATCAGGCGATGGGTTTGTCTGACCTAGAAAGTCCTTATGGCTTTGCAGGAGATGGCAAAGACTTACCAGCAGGTGCTACAGAGAAGACTTTGATGGACATGCTTGGCCCTCTGCAGGGAAAACTGGACCCTGTGCAGGATAAGTTAAAGGAGGGGCCAGGCCTAACTCCAACTGCCATTACATTTAGCCCAGCAATGATTGCTGCTAAAAAAATGCAGAAGAAGATACACGATCAACTTGAAGAGTCTAGCGCAACAAAGTATTTGCGTAGTACTGCATTTGAGATGGCGTTGTTTGGTACAGGCGTTATGAAAGGTCCGTTTGCCGTTGACAAAGAATATCCTAATTGGGATGAAGACGGCGAGTATGATCCAACCTTTAAGACTGTTCCTCAAGTATCTCATGTTTCTGTCTGGAACTTTTATCCAGACCCAGACGCTAATAACATGGATGAGGCGCAGTATGTAATTGAACGCCATAAGATGTCACGCACTCAATTACGTTCTCTGAAAAAGCGTCCATACTTCCGTTCTTCCGTTATTGATGAAGTTATCTCTCGCGGCGAAAACTATACCAAAAAGTATTGGGAAGACGATTTGTCAGACTATGCACCAGAGCATGGTATTGATCGTTTTGAAGTCCTTGAGTATTGGGGTATGGTTGACGTTGAGATGCTCATTGAGCAGGGCGTAGATATTCCAAAAGACTTTGAAGAGTTTGATGAACTACAAGCAAACGCATGGATTTGTAATGGCAAGCTGATTCGTCTTGTGCTTAACCCATTTAAGCCGTCTAAAATTCCATACATGGCTGCACCGTATGAACTTAACCCATATTCATTCTTTGGTGTGGGTATTGCAGAAAACATGGATGATACGCAGACATTAATGAATGGCTTTATGCGTATGGCTGTTGACAATGCGGTACTGTCTGGCAATCTGCTTATTGAGGTAGATGAAACAAACCTAGTGCCGGGCCAAGACTTGTCTGTATATCCGGGCAAGGTATTCCGCAGACAGGGCGGCGCACCGGGTCAGGCTATCTTTGGTACAAAGTATCCAAATGTGTCACAGGAAAACATGATGATGTTTGACAAGGCACGTGTTCTGGCAGATGAAAGTACAGGCTTCCCATCGTTTGCGCACGGTCAGACAGGAGTGTCTGGTGTAGGACGTACTGCTTCTGGCATATCAATGCTTATGGGCGCTGCACAAGGATCAATCAAGAGTGTTATCAAAAACGTAGATGACTACTTGCTTCGTCCTTTGGGTGAAGGCTTGTTCCGCTTCAACATGCAGTTTGACTTCGATCCAGAAATTAAAGGCGATCTTGAGGTAAAGGCACGTGGTACGGAAAGTCTTATGGCTAACGAAATTCGTAGCCAGCGTCTGATGCAATTCTTGCAGATTGCAAGCAATCCAGCCCTTGCCCCATTTGCTAAGTTCCAGTATGTAATCACAGAGATTGCAAAGTCTATGGACCTTGACCCCGACAAAGTTGTTAATAATATGAATGAAGCTGCTCTGCAAGCTGAGATACTTAAAGGGTTCCAAGCCCCTGCCCAAGCCCCGCAAGGTGCGCCAGCAGGTGCTGATGCAATGGACCCAACAGGTGCAGGCGGTGGAACAATAGGTACAGGACAAGTACCAATACCGGGTGAACAAGGATTTAGTGGAAATGGTGGACAAGGAATTGTACAGCAAGCTGAAGCCGCTGGTGGCCAACAACCGCCAGTGGACGCACTTCAGTAATTATCTTGATGCGTTAATTGCAACGCACCAGAAGACTTTAGAACAAACAGACAATAATGTAGAGATACTCCGTGCGCAGGGTTCTATTTCTGTGCTACGTAAGATCAAGCGTCTCAGGGATGAAGTGAGTGAACTAGATGGCTGAAGAGCAGGCACCAAACTTTCAGGGTATGCCACAGAGTGTGCGTACTAAAAAGTATAATAAGTTATACGATACTCTGACAAGTCAGACCGTAGGTGATAGAAGTTTTGCTGACATGTACAGTGCCTTGCAGGAAGCAGAGGTAGGTGCATATAAGGAAAAGACTGGCTGGCCCTACATATTTACAGGTGCCTCTAAAAAGTCTTCCGCATTTGGTCCTTTGCAGATTACTTATAGCACAGCGTTGGACTATTTTTATCCGGGCGATAGCGAAACTGAAAAGCGCGATAATATGGAGGCTGGTAACTTTAAGGAAGATTACACCCAGCTTCCCAGTGATGTCAAAAGCTACATTAAAGGTTTTATTGAACAAGGCATTAATAAACGTAATCGAAAGGGTGGTGTATACGGCAGCTATGGTGTTGGCGATATTTCTGCAGAAGACCATAAAAAACACTATCCATTTTTGGCCGCAGTTCATTTAAATGAAAAGAAAAAACTTGCGGATGCAGATACGGTTCCCGCTTTTGTAAATGCACATTTTGGTGACATTCAAGAGGACGATCCGCAGAAAGAGAATAAAGAACGGCAGCTGGCCAATCTACAAACAAAGGTTAGCGATACACTAGGTGTAACTGTACGGCCTGTCACAACAGATGTCGCAGAAGGCTTCTCTGAACCCGTCACTGTTATACCTGAACCACAACCTGCACCCGTAGCACCTGAGAAAAAAGCACAGACAGATGAGGCATTTACTCTTGACTACGAAGGTGAACTGCCGGATATCGGTGACGAAGTAAAACTGCCCGATCTACCAGAAACAGATGTAGCACCCGACACAACAGATGCCATTCCTGTAACTCCTGTAGAAGAACCAGAACAACCTGGATTATTTGATAGGTTTATGAGCATGTTTTCATCAGAGGATGATCCAGACAAAATTCAAGAACGTGAATTGGCGAAACAAAACCTTTTACAAGAATTAGAAACATTTAAAGCACCAGAGATGAATAAAGGCGGTATAGTTATGGAGAAACAAATGGAAATGTTTGAAGACGGCGGTCTTATGGATGAAGGCGGCATGATTGACGAAGAGTCAGGCAATGATGTGC